TTGACATGATCAAACCAACCTGTTTGGACCACGCTCACTGTTTGTCGAGTCACCGAAGATACCACTTGTACGCCACGCGACGCTCGAGTGCTGCCAAAAACAGCCTGCAATGTCACAGCGCCCGGTGCAGGTACCATCCATTCCGGTATGGTCAACAGCAATCCGTCTTGAGTGTTGGCCAGATCTGTGAGTGAGTACAACACCGAGTCGCTGGCTGCCGACGAAGACAAGGACAAGAGTTGACCTGAGTAACTGGGCTGTACTCGTACCTGCAGTTGGAATGGCGACCCGGCCTGAACCCAGTTCAACTCGGGCACAGTGTTGGCTCCTAATAGGCTGAGAAGTTCCACCCGAGTGTCAGGCGTGCTTGCTGATGTGTTTGAAATTTCGGCTCGAGCTTGATCCACTGAGTAATCTACACTCAGAGCATTGGGTGTGATCTGGTATTCAGGCAGCGCTAGTTCTATGGGAGGTTGTTGTAGGGGCGAGTCTGCGACCAAGATAGGCGCAAGACCTCCTTCGGTATCCAAGCCCGGCCAGGTACTCGGAATCTGATTACTGCGTCCAAGCCCGGCTCGATCCAACGCTGCAGCATTTCTGGCCTCACGCATGGATCCAATGATGGCCTGGCCTGCAAGACTGCCAAAATCAGCCACAGTATTGAGATAATCCGCAGTGCCACCCGGGCTGTCGTCCAAACCATAACTGGCCAAGCTGTCTATAAAAGACAGAACACTGAATCGATTGTTGCTGGGAAGTTCGTCAAAGTTGATTCCGGCCTGGACCTGTAAATCTGCTTCGTCTTCGATTTGCTGACATATGCTGTCGAATGCTGTGTTGAGAGTGGCGGTTCTATCAGGATACACAGAAATCAAATTGGAAATCTCTGACAGCGCAGCTGGAATCAACCCCGAAGTAAACGCATCGTCGCCATTGGGATAAGTGCCTGCTGCCGGCCCTGATGGGATCACTACGTTGCCGCTAAATGGTCCATATGATCCTTGCACTGTGGCCAGCATGTCAGCATAGATCCCATCTAAACCTGTGAGGTCCATGGAATCCATGGTGGAAACTACCTGTTGCAAGTTCTGCACCACATTATTGCCCGAGCTCACACCCAAAAAATCATTCACGGTCAAAGTGCCGTACTGGCCTGATCCCACTGCCAAGTTGGTCAGCAAGTAATTGGTCACACTGTCGGGTATGGGCTGGCTGGTGTTTTCTACCAGAGTAAGTCCTTTGCAGGTGTCTAGACTCATATCAGCGCCCTCGCCAGATCGGGCAGCGTGGTTTCTGCAATGCCTTTGATCTGTTGCAGCCCTGTGGCCACGGCCACTGAAGCTGCGGCCTGTGCAGGAGGTACGATCTTGCCAAGCTCGTCACAGCCACTGGCCTTGGATGCTGGGCCTGCACCAATCACACTGAGATACCGTATCACCTCTGAGCTCACAGAACCATCTTGATCATAGATCAATGTTTCACCCACTGTGAGGCTGGGCCACGACAGCGCAAACAAGGATTTAGGATCGAGCAGTGTGGCCATACTGATGGCGGGATTCGCAGCATCTATTACTGTGCCGGTATAGCCCAAGATATCAAGCACTTCAGTTAGATCATCTCCGCGTATTTCAGTAAAAGCTGGATAAGCTCTTTTTTGCAGACTGTTGAACTCGCCCACGGTCAATGTTAGGTCACTCTGATCTGGCGTAGACAAAGCCACGATTTCGTCATTGGTCAATCCTTGCTCTCTCAATGCTGTTGTGATGCTGGGCAAGGTTCCAATAACTATGTCTGCTTGTTGACTGATTATCTGTAGCAGTCCCGATGGTGTACCAAATTCGTCAAGATTGGCCAGATCTATGGTATTGCCCAAGGAGACTAGATCCTCGGCCAAAGCAGGAATGGCCAAACAAAAACTGGTAACTCCGCCAGTGATGAGATCGTTCATGTCTGTGAAAGTGGGCAGATATACCGTGCCATTGGCTGCAGTGTAGATAAAAGTATTGGTCTGATTACGATATCCTGCCACGGTGCTAAAAACTGTGGCAAATTGACTGACATCGCCATCTCCGAGATAGCGTTGGGCAGTGTCAGTGACCAAATTGGCGAATCCGCCTGACACATATTGTGGTATGATAGGAGCCGACTGCACAGCACTTGTAGTATTGGCAAATGCCGTGGGCACACTGGCGCTCAATGCCGGGCAGGTGCTGGCGCTCAGTGTGCGCAAGGTCAAGATAATGCTGCTACTCAACCCGTAACTGGCTGCGCCAGCGATGGTATCCATGAGCTTGTCTACCACCCCTTGTGCGTTGTAACTGGATACCGCAGTGGTTATATTCGTTGGCATAGAAATGCCATCGTTGTTGATAAGTCCTGAACCGGCTATGACATTGAGAGGTGTGTATCTTGTCTGTTCGGCCATTATCCGCCGGTCCTTACATCTGGACTGCCACCGACTCTGCTGTGTCCACAGGTATCCGCATTTCCGGTCACGTTGACTGGGCGGTTGTTTGCTCGCACCGATGGAACACCGCCTGCGGTGGATGCTGCAGCATGTTTTAGAAGAGGGGGATGCGCACTCACTGGGCTACCATCTACGCTGATGGGTAGATTGTTGACCCGCACTGAGTCAACGCCGGAGGTAATGACTCCTCCAGCGTCGTTGGCATCACTGACTCTTTGATTTTCCGGCATCTATCCCAATACCAATTTTTTGCTTGGAACCTGGATTCCAGTCACGGCTTCCAGGTATTTGCTTTTGACGCTTTCATCGGTCAAAGCACAGACCACTACATTGTTGATATTTATCTGTATTTTTTGCCGTACATCGGCGGTAAACATGCTGGGCACAAGACCCAGTCCTTGTGGACCAGGAGCTACACTCACGGGTTCAGTGACAGTGATCCAAGGATCGCCGCCCTCCTCGACGCGAGCCAGCATTTCCTCGCCGGAAGTGAATTTGAAAGTGTAGACCTGTCCTATTTGTAATGCAAGTGCCATGTGAGTCCTTATGCGGCTAACCGCTGTTTGAGTTCTGTAAATCCGCCCACGTATTCTTCATCTAAGAATATCTGCGGTACGGTCCTTGCCTGTGGTACTGATTCCAAGAGATCTTCGCGCGTCCACCCATCACCGATCTTGCGCTCTTCATACTCGATGCCACGTTGGCTGAGTAACTGCTTGGCCTGATCGCAGTAGGTACACTGATATTTGCTCCAAACGATGGCTTTCATGTTTTTCTCCTTATAGTTGTGGTAGTTGATCGTAGTCCAAGACATCACTCATGACACCGATCACATAATTGGTGCTTTCGTTTTCCTGCAGTGCTGTTTGCTTTTTGCTGACATCCACGTGTTTGTTGAACCAAGGTATGGGTGTGGAACGCGGAGCAGGCTCGGCATATTTGATGCCAATCTCTTTGAGCGCATTCACTGCCGTGTAGTCTACAAAGTCTTTGAGAATGTTGGCATTGAGTCCAATCACTGGACCTTTCTGAAACAGATAGTCGGCCCAGGCCTTTTCTTCGCGGATTACATCCAGATACATGGCATAGACTTCGGCTTCACACTCCTGCTTGGCCTGCGCGAATCTTGGATCCTCTTTGACCACTTGATTGATCAACCAGGCAGTCCAGTCTCGATGCAGGATCTCGTCTTGGAGTATCAGGCCGATGATGTTGCCGTTGCCGATGAAGATCTTGTTCTCTACCATGGCCAGGCTAGTGGCAAATGATACCATGAAGCGGAAGGCTTCTAGCGCGTATGAAGCATTGAGAGCTAACCAGATGGCTTTGATATGCGCTGGTTCCAATACTGTTTCTTTTGTTGGGTCGGCGATTTCTTTCAAGCAGTTTAGTCTGTGTAGGTCATCATAGTACCGGCCCACACTTGATGCCATATCCACAATCTCTCGAGTATCGTGGATGGTGTTGAACACTTCCTTGGGCACATTGTAGATGTTGCGGATGATGTGGCTGTAACTGCGGCTGTGGATATTGGTTTCAAAAAACGTCCAGTTATACACCAAGCTCTCCAATTCCGGGAGACTCACCACCGGTGTGAAGATCTGGCTGGGGCCCCGACCTTGGAGGCTGTCCAGGGCAGTTTGCCGCAGCAAGTTGCTGGTAAAGATGTGCTTGACAGTGTCGCTGGCATCTTTGAAATCTTGTGCGTCCTTGGTGAGGCTGATCTCTTCAGGCACCCAGAAAAATCCACGGGCTTCCTGCTCAAATTTGGCCAGCTTGTTGTACTTGACTTCTTCGAAACGCTGGATGGTCACAGGACCAGCCGGATCCAAAAACATCTTACGGCTGAGATAGTCGGTTTTTGTTGCTAGATCGTATTGTTGCTTGCTCATATTTTGGCTCCAATGATTTGCACCAGGGTATTGGCAGTGACGGGTGCCAGTGTCCACCCCAGATGTCCATGACCAGTATTGTAAAACACTTTGCTATTTTTGTCACTGTGTTTGACAATGGGCATCATGTCAGGAGTCATGGGTCGCAGACATGCCCAGCTTGAATAATCATGCGTGTTGATTTTGGGAAAATTTTCATGCACCCAATCCAGCAGAGGTTGGATTCGGTCACGGCGGATATCATAGTTTTCGCCAGTTAACTCAGCTGTGCCGGCCACGCGAAATCGATTGCCCAAGGTAGAGGTAACGATTTTGGCTTGATCATCCAAGAGACTGACTTTGGGAAGATGGGCAGGATCAACATTGTTGATGGTGATGCTGTAGCCTTTGACCGGATAGATATCCAGCCGGTCTTTGATCTGTGCAGACAAATCTGCACTGCCCACACCGGCACTGACCACCACCGCATCGAACTGGTCTATTAGGTGGTCCATCCTTGCCTGCTGATTGTAATAGAATGTCACATCATAGACCGTGTGTAGACGATGTGCGAGATTGTACACAAATTTGTGAATGTCCCCGGTCCAGTCACTGGCAGTGAGCGTGGCACCAACCACTCCTTGCAAATCTTTGAGTGCAGGATCCGTGTCACGGACCTCATCAGCACTCAACAGTTGCCGTTCCAGTCCCTGGCTGCGATAAAGCTCGGTGATTTTTTGGGCATGCTGCCAGTAGCCTTGATCTTTGTAGAAATGCAGGATGCCCGAATCTGCACGATCAAAACTTGTGTGTTCTATTCCTTCTTCTCTGCATATCTCATCGTAGAGATCACGAGCCTGTAATCCTAGGTTGACAGTCAGTCGAGTGTTGCTTTCGTAGTGTCCTTGCGCTGTGGTCCACAAAAATTTGGCCAGCCATTTCCATTGATGAATATCTAATCGTGGTCTGATTAACAAGGGAGCATCTGGCGTGAACATCCATTTCACGCCCTTGATCACATTGCTCCAGGTAGTCCAGGTTTCGCTGTTGCTGACTGACACTTGTCCGCCGTTGGCATAGCTGGTGCGCATGGCAGCATGCGGCTCTTGATCATAGACCGAGACTCGATATCCGGCCTTGACCAAATAGTACGCGGTGGTTATGCCAGTGATACCGGCACCCACTACTGCCACATGTTTGGTCATAGCTTGCAGGCCTCGCAGTCATCGATGTCGTCAAAGATTTGCTGGGCAGCTTCGGCTATGAACTGATCGACGTCGTCGAGATCGTGACTCTTGGCACCTTGCTTGTTGATGAGACTGTAGTAGAAAGTCTTGATACCCCAGTGATGTGCCAGCATGAGATTGCGAGCGATCAACGTGGTAGGCACCTTGCGACCGGGAAAGTGCGCAGGATTGTAGAATGTGTTGGTACTGATCGATTGGTCCACATAGGCCGCCAACACCGCAGCAGTTTTGAGGTAGCCCACACAGTCAGTCTGCTCCCACATCAGCTGATACCGATTTTTCAGCTTGTGATACTCAGGAGCCACCTGTGTGAGGCTACCGGCCTTGCTTTCTTTCACTGTAATCAGGCTCATGGGCATTTCAATGCCGTTGGTGCTGTTGATCACCACTGAACTAGACTCCACAGGTGCAATGGCCATGAGCGTGGCATTGCGTACACCATATTCTTTCATCCGTGTTCGCAACGGTTCCCAATCTAGCTCGGGTGTAAAGTCCGTGAGTTCATTGACCCCGGCTGCACGGCGTTCCCAGGGAAACACACCACGACCGTAATAGGTACGATCGCTGTGCAAACAAGGTCCGCGCTCGCGTGCCAGTTCCACTGTGGCTTCGGTGAGATAGTAGGCCTGATGCTCCATCCAGCTTTTGACTTCGGTCAACGCATCATCGTCGCCGTATCTCAGGCCTCGTTTGGCGTGCCAGTAGGCCAAGTTTGTAATGCCAATACCCAAGGGCTGGATTTCATTGTTGCTGAGACGGCTCTGGATCGACAAGAAATCCTGGTAGTCCAGGATGTTGCAGAGACTTCGTTGCAGTATAAGGCAGGCTCTGCGCATGTCTTCGGGATTTCGAAACGCACCCCAGTTGATTGATCCCAGAGTGCAAAGTGCGATACGCCCTTCTTCGTCGTCTAGGCGCTTGAATGGCTTGGTGGGCAGCAGGATCTCGCAGCAGAGATTGCTTTGATAGATGGTATGATATTCGGGATCAAACGGTCCTTGATTCATCACATTGTCAATGAACACAAGATAGATGCGTCCGGTATCGGTGCGTTCTTTGAGTATGCCACTCTTGAATACTTCTTCTGCGCTCATGGTTTTTTTGCGCAGATCTGTGCGGCGTTCGTAGCGAGTGTAAAGGGCTTCAAATTCGGCAGTGTCTCGATAGAAGGCTTCGTAGAGATCGGGCACTTCGTTGGGATCAAAGAAGGTTATGTTTTGTTTGAGTTTGAATCTTCTCCAGAAGAACGCCGACAATACCACACCGTAGTCCATGTGGCGTACACGTGTCTCTTCGGTGCCTTGATTGTTCTTTAGTACGATAAGATCGTCGAACTGGTGATGCCATATGGGATAAAACACAGTGGCACTGGCATTGCGGATACCGCCTTGACTGCAACTACGCAGGTCGCCGAACCATTTTTTCAAGAATGGGATCATGCCGGTGTGCATGATCTCACCACCACGGATAGGCGCACCCAAAGGTCGCAGCCGGCCCACTTCTAGTCCAATGCCAGCTCGTTTGCTGGCATACTTGGCCATCATTTCTCCGCTGGCGAAAATGCTATCAAGGTCATCATCACTGCGGATAAGCACACAACTGCTAAACTGTTTGGTAGGAGTACCGAGGCCAGCAAGCACAGGTGTAGCAAGAGTGAATAAACCATCCGAAGCTGCATTGTAATATTCCTTGATATAACGCATACGAGCTGAGTTTGGTTCTTCTTTATGGAACACCGTAGCGGCTGCTACCATGTAACGCACTTGTGGTGTTTCATAGATTTCTTTTGTGGCTCGATTACGGACAAGATACTTTTCAATCAACTGCTCAATGGCAGCGTAACTGTACTGTTCGTCCTTGCTGTGATCCAGCATGTCATTCATCCTGGTCCAGTCGTCCTCGGAGTACCACTCAAGAAGTTCCGGAGTATAAAGACCCACGGCCACATTCTTTTTTACGATGTCATACAGATGGGGAGGCTCGTAGCTGCCATAGACGTCTTTGCGCAGCATGGACAGGCGCTGTTTGCCGGCCACATACTGATAGTTGGTGTGTCCCACATCGGGATTGGTCTCAACATCGATGAGATCAACTATGGCCCGTAGTGTGACTTCGTCGATCTCTTTGGTGGTGATGCCATCATAGAAATGCGGCTGAGCTTTGATCTCGACCATGCTCTGACTTACATCTGCAATACCTTGACATACTTTTGCAATTTGATTTTGCCACTTCTCGATGGTGAGCGGTTCACTACGACCGCTGCGTTTGGTAACAGTGATGGGTTTCATAGACTATCTTAGTTTTTGTTTTAACTGCAGTTGAGTGATGCGCCTGCTGACCTTTGATGGCTCAGTGATGATATTTACGATGGCATCGGGTTCCCAATTCAATATATATTTTCCTGCTTGGATTAGGACTAAATTGTCGTTTTCTGACTCGTTGATTTCAGCATCTTGAAGATCGTTCCTGTCTAGTAATATGATAGTATACATGATTCCCAGTGCTCGTGCAAGACCGCAGTAGATATTATCGTGTAACAATTGCCAGGGATCGGGCCAATCTGCCTGGTCATCCCAGTGCAGATAATACGGGGTCCACGGAGTATGATGCCACCATTGATTGATATTCAGTAAGCATTGACTAACATCAGTGTCGGCGCAGTCTTGGCGCAGGTGATTCCAGCTGGCCAATCTTTCTTCGAAGGTGCGGGGCCACATCAATTAAGATAATTGATACTGTAGTCTATAGAGGCGTTGGTGCCAGTGCTGGTGGTAGCATAGTTTACCATGACTAGGTTTCCACTGTTGGTAACTGTGAGAGTGACTCCAGTGCTGGCGCTTTCTGAAAAATCATCGGTGTAAATCAAAGATGCTCCTAGCACAGCCGACAAGGTTCCAGTTCGCACAGAGGTTCCACGTGTGATAGAATAATCCATGCTGAAAGAACTTAGCAGTTTGGTACTGCTGGGATTGTCATTGACTTCGAACAAAATTCCTGCGCCGGTATTGTCAATCAGCGTGGATCTCAAACCTGTGGTTCGAGAATACCGGCCGAGGCTGAGCTGATTGGCTGCTTCGCTGATACTTGAGTCACTGTCGATGTTGTGATTGATGCCTTGCTGTACCATGCCCAAGGCGATACCGCCTTTGCCATTGAGTTTGATGCGCGGAGCGTTGGGTGCTTCGTTGGCTTGCACTGTGGTGCGTTCA